TCGCCACCTCAGGAAGAAGAAACTCGTGCGCCTGAATGGGTTCGTGAGCTACGGAAAGCAAACAGGGAGAAAGAGCGACGTATTAAAGAGCTTGAGGCAAAGCTAACCCAGACAACTGAGACTAAGCCGGTTACGCTGGGGCAAAAGCCTACGCTGGAAGCTTTTGATTACGACTCTGACAAGTACGAAAGCGCGTTGTCTGACTGGTACGAGCGAAAGCGCGAGATTGATCTGCAAGCTGAAAAGCAACGGCAGGTTGAGCAAGCGCAACAGCAAGCTTGGCAGGAAACGCTGGAAGCCTACGGAAAGGCGAAAGCCTCGTTGAAGGTGCGTGATTTTGAGGACGCTGAAGCTACGGCCCAAGAGACGCTCGACATTACGCAGCAGGGAATCATCGTACAAGGGGCCGAAAACCCCGCTCTGGTTGTTTATGCGCTCGGCAAGAACCCCAAAAAGGTGAAAGAGCTTTCTTCGATTAAAGACCCCGTGAAGTTTGCCTTCGCGGTAGCAAAACTGGAGACTCAGTTGAAAGTTAGCAATCGCAAGGCGGCACCGCCGCCCGAGAAGGTGGTCAAAGGCACTGGCCGCGTTTCAGGATCGGTGGACTCAACCCTTGAACGGCTGCGTGAAGAAGCCGCAAAGACTGGCGACATGACTAAAGTCATGGCGTACAAGCGGCAACTGCGCGCAAAACAAAACTAATTTAGGAGCTTTTTGCTATGGCAAATGCATTTAACAAAGAAGAACGCGTCGCGTTCGAAAACATCCTTGAAGGCTTTCAGGATGCCCTCGTGCTGTCCCGTAATGTGTCGATCTATAACACCGATCAGACCATGATGGAGCGCACCAACAACGTCATTTGGCGTCCCATGCCGTATATCGCCCAGTCTTTCAGCGGCACCGACATGACGTCGAACTTTAAAGACTTTACCCAGCTCGCCGTCCCCGCAACGATCGGTTTTAATCGCTCTGTTCCTTGGGTTCTGACTGCAACCGAATTGCGCGACAGCCTGCAAGAAGGTCGTTTGGGCGAGTCTGCCAAGCAAAAGCTGGCCAGCGACATCAACACCTCGCTGATGACCGTTGCCGCCAACCAAGGCACCCTCGTTGTTAAGCGCACCGCTGCTGCGTCTGGGTTTGACGATGTGGCGCTGGCTGAGGCCGCGATGAACGAAATCGGCGTGCAAGCGTTTGATCGTTACCTCGCCCTTTCGACCCGTGACTACAACGGCATGGCGTCTAACCTAGCTGGACGTCAGACCATGCAAGGCAAGCCCGTTACCGCCTACGAAAAGGCTTATGTCGGCACCGTGGCGAGCTTTGAAACCTTTAAGATGGATTACGCAACGCGCCTGACCGCTGCTGCTGGCGTGACCGTGACCGTTAATGGCGCAAATCAGTACTACACCCCGAAGGCGACTTCGACGGCGGGCACTGGCGAAACCGCGAACGTGGATAACCGTTACCAAAACCTGACCATTGCCGTTAGCTCTGGCACTGTCAAGGTTGGCGACGCATTCACCATCGCTGGCGTCAATTCTGTTCATGCCATCACCAAGCAAGACACCGGCCAACTCAAGACCTTCCGTATCACGGCCATCGTGTCTGGTGCGGGCGGCTCTGGCGTTGTGACCATTTCGCCCCCGATCATTTCCGGTGGCGGTGCGACCGACGCGGAGCTTCAGTACAAGAACGTGACTGCCACCCCCGCAAACGGCGCGGCGATCACCTTCCTGAACACCGCTGCTGCTTACGTCAATCCGTTCTGGCAGAAAGACGCGCTCGAAATCCTTCCGGGCCGGTACGCTGTCCCGTCCGACGCTGGCGCGGCTGTCATGCGTGCCACGACTGACCAGGGCATCGAGCTTGTCATGCAGAAACAGTACGATATCAACACCATGAAGGTTAAATATCGTCTGGATACCACGTTTGGCGTTGTGAATAAGCAGCCTGAAATGTCCGGTATCATTCTGTTCGGTCAGGTGTAAAGGTTAGCGGGGAGGGGAAACCCTCCTCGTTTTACATTGAGGGGTAGAAAAATGCCATTGAAAAAAGGTTATTCGCAAAAGACGATTTCGTCTAACATTAGCAAAGAGATTAAAAGCGGTAAGCCGCAAAAACAGGCCGTTGCGATTGCTTTGAGCACCGCAAGAACCGCTGCAATGAAAGCCGGAAAACCAAGCAAGACACCGGCAAAGAAAGGTAAGAAATGAAGTCTCCTACGATGCTTTACAAGCACCCAGGACAGCACGAGATTCATGGCTCAAATTTCGACTACATCATTGTTGATGAAAGCGATATTGAGCAGGCGATTAAAGATGGCTGGTTTTTGACTACAGAAGAAGCAAAAAGCAGCTTTTCTGAAGTTTCAGATTCTACTGACGCCACCAAAGAAGAAATGATTCAAAAGGCAGAAAGCCTTGGCATTAAAGTAGATAAGCGGTGGAGTGTCGAAACTTTGCTTGATAAAATCAAGCAAGCGATGAATGGAGAATAAAAATGTCAGTGCAAGCTTCTTTTAATCCGTCATACACTCGCGGAATTACTGTATCTCCTACGACCTCCAGCGCATCTAGCACTATTGGCCTTGGTTCAAAGGCTATTGTTTTGACTAGTTTAAGCGGAAGCGTTCTGGTTTATGTAAGGATTGGAAAGTCTGGCATTACTGCATCAACCGCAGACTATCCTCTTCTTCCTAATTCGCAGATCAGTCTTAGCAAAGAGCAAGACGATGACACCGTTGCCTACATTACATCGTCTGGCACTGGCTCTGTGCATATTCTGCCAGGCGAGGGCTATTAATGTTTCCATTGTCCAGATTTAGAGAGCGTTGCAGATCCAAAATTTCTGGCGCTCTTTGGACTCCTTATTACTCCACCACCGCCCTATGGCTCGACGGGTCTGACGCCAGCACGATCACGCTCAACAGTGGCAACGTAAGCCAGTGGAACGACAAGTCGGGCAACGGTCGTAACTTCTCGCAGGCCAGCGCCGCCGCGCAGCCAGCTTATACCGCCAACCAGCTAAACGGGTTGCCTGCGCTGATATTCGACGGCGTGGATGATTTTTTGGATGGCGGGCAGGTGCTCGACCTGATTGGCGGTCTGGCAATATTTATGGTTGTGCGGCAGCGGTCGGCGGCTGACAACCTCGTGCAGCCTTACATATCCCGGGCAAGCGTCACTTCCGCTCAGAACGGGCATTGGTGGATTCGCGACATGGTTTCGACGCAACCAGCGAGCGTTTCGTTTGCTAACGTGAGGCTTAATGGTGGCGCCACGACTTACGCTGCGTCATTAAACGGCACTCAAGATGCCAACTATCACATTATTGGCTTTCGCTACTCACAAACGGCGAACCAGCTTCAGGCTTTGCGAGATGGTGCTTCATCAGCCAATGCAACAACCGTAGGCACGCCCGTTGCGCCGACCGTCAATTGCCGCATCGCATCGGCAGATGATGCTACCGCACGATTTGCGAATATAGACGTTTGCGAAATTGTGGTGTTGCAAGTATCTCTCCCAGCCGCCGCAGACCCTCTTAGGCAGCGCACTGAAGGTTACTTGGCGTGGAAATACGGCCTGCAAGCCAATCTGGTAGCCTCTCACCCCTACCGCAACGCCCCGCCCACGGTGTGACCATGGACTACCTCGTTTTTACAACTGAAGCCGCCGCCAAAACCGCCCTCGAAGCGATCTACTCCAACATGGTGGAGGCAATCAATTCGCCCGACCTGCTGGACGTATCCACCGGGCAAGTGGTGCCGAAAGATGACCTGACGCCCGATGAGGCGGTGCAGGTGGGGGCGGACGATCGGCACTTTCCGATCTTTGGCACCAATGCCGCCACGGGCGAGAAAGACGCCCAGCAAGGCTACACAACCGCGTGGGCGGTGGCGCAGGAGACGGCGCAGGGCACATGGGTATTCGCCAAGCCTGCCGACGCACTGATGGATGGCGTGGTGGATTACACAGTCGAACCCTATGACCCGGCGTGGTTTCCATCGGAGGATATAGTTGATGGGCTATAGCAAACGCCAATTTGTGACTGCCGCGCTCGAAGAGATCGGGATTGCGTCTTATAGCTTT